TATTTGCTGAGGAAACATTGATCTGGGGAAATAACCGCACTATGAATTGGTACACAAATAACTCTTATGTGGAAGTAGATAAAAAAGGGAATACAACTTATAAGAAAATAGAGCCTAAAACTAGAAAGACTGATGGTTTTTTTGGTTTAATACACGCTTTAACTCAAGATGGTGAACTGGAAGAATACAACGGAGATATACCAGACTTTGATATATTTGCTTTTTAAGGAGGTGAAAGATGAGCTTATGGACTAGTTTTTTAGGATTATTCAATCAAGACGATGGAACACTACCTTTAGACGCTTATGTTGGTGAGCTGGCAGAAAACATTTATTATAAAGAACTTGCGATTCAATCAGCTATTAATCTAATAGCAAATGTAGTTTCTCGAAGTGAATTCCAAACTTATGAAGAAAGCTCAAAAACTAAAAAAGACAATTATTATCTCTTTAATGTTGAACCAAACCCTAACAAGTCTGCTTCAAAGTTTTGGAGAAGCGCAATAAGTAAACTCATTTATCACAATGAATGTTTAATAATTCAGCAAAGTGGTGCTTTATATGTTGCTGATAGTTTCAATGTAAATAAATTTGCTTTCAAAGAATATGTTTATGACAACATAGTAATTGATGATCTAGAGCTCAGAAGCACCAGGGTAGAATCGGAAGTTTTTCATTTAGAACTTCATGATCAAAAAATAAGAACTATGCTCGAAAACTTAAATAAAGATTATTCTAAATTAATAGCAGTCAGTCAGCAAAATTACAAAAGGAACAATTCGAGGCGCGGCAAATTGAAAATGGATACTAAATATAGCCAAACTGATGAAGGGCAGAAACAAATAGAAAAATTATTCAAAGATAAATTTAAAAGATTTTTCGAAGCGGAAAATGGAGCTGTATTGCCTTTGCCTGACGGTTTAGATTTTGAAGAATTATCAAGTAACATCGGAACTAAAGGTGGGGCCGATAATAATGCTATAAGGTCTTTCGTTGATGATATATTTGATTTTGTTGCTATTGCCCTCCAAATACCGCCAGTAATACTTAAAGGGCAGGTCGCAGACAGTGGAGATGCTTTTAATAATTTTATAACCTATTGCATCAATCCGCTTGCTGAATTAATTGAGGATGAAATAAATCGTAAACTTTACGGCAAAAAAGCTTATTTAGAAAACACTTACTTAAAAGTCGATACTACAAATATTAAAGCTGTTGATATTACAAATGTAGCGAATGCTCTTGATGTATTAACAAGGATAGGTGGCTATTCAATTGATGATACTTTAAAGAAATTAAATATGGAGCCACTTAATACTGAGTGGAGTAAGGCGCGCTGGATGACTAAAAATTACGAGAAAGTAGAAGATAGATATGAAGGTGGTGGATAATATGAAATTTTATTCATATTTAATTAATCTGAAGGGGGGTGACTTATTTGAATAAAAAAGAGTTACCCAAAGTTGAGACAAGGCTTGAAATTAAAAATGAAGTTGGAAATGGACCGGCCCAATTATTTATTTATGGCCGAATTAGACCAGCTTTACCCTGGGATAACGAAGATGATGACACTCATATTTCAGCTAAAGCAGTAAGAAACAAACTTAACGAAGTTGCTGAAGATAAAGATTTAGAAGTTCATGTTAATTCACCAGGTGGTGAAGTATTTGAGTCAATAACAATTAGAAATCTTTTAGTCCAACACAAAGGCGATGTAAAAATTATTATTGATGGCTTAGCAGCTTCCGGCGCAAGTTTAATTGCTACAGCTGGAAAGGTAATCATGTTTGAAAACTCTATGCAAATGATACATAAAGCATGGGGCATGGCAATCGGAAATTCTGACGATATGGAAAAGATGGCCGAAGATTTAAAAAAAGTTGACGAGTCAGTTTTAGCCAGCTATATGAAAAAGTTTGTTGGAGAAAAAGAAGAATTAAAAGAATTAATTTCTGATGAAACTTGGTTGACTGCTGAAGAAGCCTTAACTTTTGGTCTTGCTGATGAAATTTGGGAAGATGCTGAAGAAGATGATGAAAATGGCGAAGGCGCTCAAAATAATACCAAAGAAAACTTGTTCATGAAGTACAGAAAACAAAACAATTCCAAGAAACCAGACAAAGAGTCTGGTCTTTTTAATGCCTTTAAAAAATCACAAGGAGATGATAATTAATGAAAAACTTAGATTTAGACACTAAAAAGTTTAATGAAATTAAAGTTAAAATGAAAGAAGCAATCGAAAATGGAGAGAGTGAAGGGTTTGTTGCTGCCCAAGCTAAAATGGCAAAAGAGATTGAAGAAAGTATTTTGGAGGAAGCAAAAAATGCAACAAGCGAAATGATTAATTCTAATAATGATCAAGCGGTTATGACCCAGCGAGGACTTAATCCATTAACTGCCGAAGAAAAAGAATTTTACAATGAAGTTATAACTACTGGTGGATTTGAAGGTGCAGAAAAATTAATGCCCGCAACAATTTTTGACAGAGTTTTTGAAGACTTAAGGAGAGAACACCCTCTACTTTCAGAGATTGATTTTAAAAACACTACAGGTGTCACAGAGTGGATCACTAGAAAAGGTAGTATTGAAGCTGCTTGGTGGGGTAAATTAACAGATGCTATTGAGAAAAAGCTAGAAATGGCTTTCCAAAAAGAAGAAACAGGACTGTATAAGTTATCCGCTTATATACCAGTTGCTAAAGCTATGTTAGATTTAGGACCTCAATGGTTAGATAGATTTGTCAGAGAAGTAATGTTTGAGTCTATTGCTTTAGCTCTTGAAATGGCTATTGTTAATGGCGATGGAGATGGAAAACCAATTGGTATGAGTAGAGATTTAGAAGGCGCTGTGGTTGATGGTGTATATCCTAAGAAAACCGCTCAATTATTAACTGATTTAGAGCCAGCAACCTTAGGCCGAAAAGTTATGGCTCCACTAACTAAAGATGGTGCAAGAAATGTTTCGAGAGTAATTATTATTGCCAACCCTCTTGATTACTGGGAAAGACTTTTCGATAAATTAATCAGAAAAGATGCTGACAACAATCCAACTTATGATGTTGTAAACCTTCCTGCCAATGTAAAAATAGTTAAAACGGTAGCTGCAACAAAAGGTGAATTGTTAGTCGGAGACCCTAGAGATTATTTCATGGGTGTTGGTTCTACTCAAAAAATTGATTACTCTGATCACTATAAATTCTTAGAAGATGAGAGAACTTATATCACTAAGCAGTATGCAAACGGAAAACCAATTGACAATGATAGCTTCCTGTTATTCAATATTTCAAATATGAGTCCGGCAGTTAATACTGGCCTAGATAGCTTGTCACTTGGCAGTTTATCATTATCACCATCATTTGATGCAGCTACTACTGATTACACTGCAAGCACAACTGATGCTTCAAACAATATTGAGGCTGTTGCCGCTTCTGATGATGCAACAATTGCTATTGCTGTGGATGGAACTTCTCACGATAACGATACTGCTTATAGTTGGTCTTCTGGTGAAAATGTGGTTACTATTACAGTTACAAACGAAAGTGAAGCTGAAGTTTATACTGTAACTGTTACTAAATCATAATTAAAAACTAATTAAATAACATTAAGGGCTGGCAATTAAGCTAGTCCTTTTTAATTGAGGTGGTGAAATGTTAGAAGAAATAAAAGATGATCTTGATATCACCTGGAGCGATGAAGATGCGAAAATTCAGAGGATAATCGATTCGGGCAAAGCAAGGCTTGAGGAATTAGCAGGCGGAACTTTAGATTTTACAGCTGAAGGTTTAGCCAAGTCTTTATTAAAAAATTATTGCAGATATTCATACAACAATGCTTCTGAGTACTTTGAAGAAAACTTCCATCAGCAAATAATCAGATTGCAAATCGAAGAAGGAATTAAAACTATCCCGGAAGATGATGCCTAATGATTAAATCTAAAAAAGACAAAATGAAAGATGTTCAAGTTAAAAGAAAGCATAAGTTGACAATCCAAAAGAAAACCACTACTCAAGATGAGTTTGCAAATGAAGTTGAAGAATGGGTCGATTGGTGGCCAGTAAAGGCAGAAAGACTTGAGTTGTTCGGTTCTGATTATTATGCAGCTAAACAGTTTGGTGAAGAAAAGACTATTAAGTGGAAGTTGAAATATGTTGCCAGTCGAGCTGAAGAAATCAATACTAATAAATTTAGAGCGATTAATATCAGAACTAATGAAGTATTTGATATCAAAGATACTGACTATCTTAATGATGATGGCCAATTCTTTATCTTGAAATGTGAAAAGTCGGGTGATTTGGATGCCTAAAGAAATTAACCCTGGCGAATTAGGCGCAGAAATTGCAAAACAAATCGGGAACTATAATGATGATGTCAAAAAAGCGATTGAAAAAGAAACCCGGTCCACAGCTCGAAAGTTAAAAAATGAAATAAAAGATAACTCCCCAGTACTTACAGGAGATTATAAAGCTGGTTGGTTTTATTCAACAAGCAAAAAACACGGCAAAATAGTTATAACAGTATATAACAAAGATAAGCCGCAGTTAACACATCTTCTCGAAAAAGGGCATGCAATCGCTGGAGGAACAGGTAGAGTAAAAGCTTACAAGCACATTGGCCCGGCAGAGAAAAAGTATATTTCAATCTACGATAAAAGAATTGAAGAAATAATCAAGAATGGAGGGTGATAGATGACTTATGCAGAGTTAAAAGCTAAATTAAAAACACTTGGCTACCCGGTAACATATGATACTTTTAGCGAACAGCAGACCCCTCCATTTATCACTATTTTAAGCGTGGATAATGATGATTTGATGGCAGACAATATTAACTACAAAGATATTGAAAACTTTCAAATTGAATTATATCAAAACGGATATTATCCACCAGTTGAAAAAGAATTAGACAATTTGCTCAAAGAAAATGGATTGGCCTATGATAAGTCAAGATCGCCGATTCCTGAAGAAGATTTATATCAGACAGTTTACGAAATATCAATAATTTAAGGAGATGAAAATTAATGAGTGCAAATAAAGTTAAATTTGGAATAGAAGATGCTCATGTTGCTTTTTTTGATGAATTAACAGCAACAGAGGGCTCGCCAGCCTGGGATGCGCCTCAAGCAATTAATGGTGCAGTTAGTCTCACAATGGACCCAGAAGGTGACCAAAATGATTTCTATGCTGACAACACTAAGTATTATACCAGCAACACTAATAATGGTTATACTGGGACTCTTGAGGTGGCAAATGTTCCTGATGATATTCTCGCTGAAATGCTAGGAATGACAGTTGACACCAACGGAATGTTAGTAGAAAGCGCCGAAGATAAGCAAAAAGAATTTGCTTTAATGGGTGAGATTAAAGGTGACGAAAAGGATCGAAGGTTTGTATATTACAGATGTAAAGCAGCCAGACCTTCTCAGGACAGCACAACTTCTGATACTGGCGAAACTCCAGACACAGACTCTCTCGAAGTCACAGTAATGCCAATTGAGAGTGGAGATAAGAAACTGGTCAAAGGTGTGTTAGAACTTGACGATGCCAACCAAGCTGTATTTGATGAGTTCTTCAATGAAGTAATCTTGCCTGACCACACAGTAGCTTAAGGGTGATAATTAATGATGCAGGAAAAAATTAATATATGGGGCAACATTTTGGAACTCAGGTTTTCGGCCTGGGTTCCAATTAGATATTATAATACTTTTGAAAAAAACTTTTTTGAAGAGCTGGAGAAAACAATTTACAAGGTAGGTTATATTCAAGAAAAAATTAAAAGTTTTAATTCTAATAAATTTGAAGATATTAAAGAAATCAAAAATGAAATAAATAAAGTTTATAAAGATTTATTAGAAATTATTTATATTTTAAATTGGGCTGAAATGGTAAAAGAAGATAAATACAATCTGTATAAATTTAAAGAGTTTGAAGAATGGCTTAACCAGTTTAATGAGCCTAATTTATTTGATTTCAACTGGTTTGTAGAATTAACCATCAAACTTGAAGAAAATTTTAGTGCCAAAGATTTAGAAGAGGACCAGGAAGAAGAGTCAGAAGAAAACAGTAAAAAAAAACTAAAAACAGCTTTGAGAGGTTAGATTTAGTAATGATTTCAAATGCTAAAAGAATGGGCTATTCAATGGAAGAATTAAATTATATTCATTTAATTGATTTTTTAAGAATCACTAGAATACATTTTGGCTTTAGCAGTAAAACAAAAATAACTAAAAACAAAGTTAAATCAGCTAATCAAAACGATATTGATTCACTGTTAGGCTAGGAGGTGGTCAAGTGGCTAAAAAAATAAAAGGTATAACTGTAAAAATAGGCGCAGAAACAACAGGGCTTGATAAAGCATTAAAAGATATTCGCTCTCAATCAAGAAAGATTGGTCGGGAATTATACCAGGTTAATCGAGCGTTAAAGTTTAATCCAGATTCAGTTGAATTGTGGGCTCAAAAGCAAGACATTCTCACAGAAAGAGTTGAACAAACCAAAGAAAAACTTGATGTATTAAAACAAGCTGAAAAAGATATGCAAAAACAATACAAGTCTGGCGATATTGGAGAAAAAGAATATCGCGAATATCGAAGAGAATTAATCAA